TTTGCAGCAACATCACCCGATATGGTTAAGTCTGATGCTATAACTCCTGCAAGTTTAATACCTTCACCTGCAGCTGGGTAATAAGCTAAGTTCACACTATGCGGAACACCGCTTGATATTGAACCGCCCATAGAGGCAGGGTTGCTATCTCCGTCAATTTCCATTTCGTGAAGAGTTGAGCCGCTTGTCCCACTTTCTTGACCAACAAGCATAGCGTGTTGAACTAAAGTTTTAGGGGTTGCAACCATTTCAAAAGGCATAGTAACTGTACCGCCTCTTGTGTTTGTTATGGTGTCTGATGCATTTTTTACCAAACCTCTACCACTAAGCAACCTTGATTCTCTCAAAATATTAAACGTTGGTTTACTTGCTTGAACCACTGGTTGTGTTAAATATGCAGTACCATCATTACCGCTTGAATCTAAACCTACTCCAAAAGATGTCTCTGCCTTTAAACCATATTTGACATTACTAATTGGAAGCACTCTTGTATCAGCCATTATTTAGCCTCCTTCTTTGATTTTCCTTTTACTATCTCAACAACCCCCATATTTAAAAGTTCTTGAGCTACTTCCTCAGTTGCCTCTATAGCTTCACCAGACCTGAGTTTATCTAATAAGCCTTTTTCACAAAGCACACCATTTGGGTTTACCCTGTGTAATTTATTTAACCTTGCTTTTAATTTCATGTTATTACCTCTGTGTTTTGACAAGTAAAGTTTGCTATCCCAATGAGCAGTGAATCATCCTCTTCATCCCTTTCATAACCTATGGTTGTTATTTGTGCATCAAACCACTGTGACCCGCCGCTCAAAAATTTATTATTAAATATTAATCTTTTTAATCTTTCCATCACGTTGCTTACTTGCTTAATATTGTTTTTAGTATATTGACCACCTATTTTTAATCGATAATTTACTTCAACTGCATACTCTCTTTGAACCCCTGTGCTTAAATTAGTCACAAAATCATCACTCAATCCTGTTAGCAAAAATGATTGAACACCTTTATGCTCATCATAATGTACTGGTATATTAAACTCATCATTGATTAGCTTTGCAAGATTTTCAACTATCTCATCAAAAATTATATTTGTAAAGGTAATTGCCATTAATACCTAGAAGTTCTTACTGACTTAATTGCAGTCAATCTCTGGTCAAGCTCTCCACTCACCTCTAATTCCCACTCATCTGAAGTTGTATAAAGACCGGGGCTAAATCTAACATACATATTATGACCAACTAACTGCCAATATCCATCAATGATTTCATTAATAGCCATCTGTTCAAGTTTTAAGCCATTTTCATTGCCCACGAAAGAATTAAATTTTACTGCAGTGTTCTCCACTCCAGCAGTAAATGTACCTCCATTACTGATTATAATCTTAATGACATCCCAAGAATATGATGATTTTCCTCTTATATCTACTATTCCGCCAGTTGTATTTGCATTAATAGACACAGGTCTCAAAATACCTCTGTACTTGCTTTCATCTTCACTTTGATAAAGTGTAATTTCTCCTTTTCTTAACCTATCTAAAAACCCTGTTTCCTCATCGTTCATTGCTTGAGATTTTATCTGCTCTGCTCTTTCAAAGTCGTAAGGTCTGACAAGGCTTTCGACTGCCATAATTGCAGTGCTTCTTACAATAATCTCAGGAAAGTCTGAGCCAGTAGCATCTGCTGTCCCTACCCCTTTATTGGGGTATATTGGGAAAGGTAAATAACTCCTGACAAAATCAGATGCTCTATTTACTGCTTCTGTTTTTAATGTAGCCCAATCTTGTGAGGATTCAAATACACTAGAATTAAGTGCAGAAACAGATGATGATGATAAAAAGAATTGAAATGAGTCTGTACTAGAAGAATAATTATACTCATTGTCTGCATTAGGGGTGTCTGTTACAGAAGTCATTTCAACCCCATCTTTGTATAATTGACCAACAAACCCTGTATTATTAAGCTGGTATAGGTTGCTAGTGTCTGTTGTGGTGAAGTTGCTAGGAAGAACCCTTTTGCCATCATATTCAGCTATATTTGGCTCAATAAATGTTAGGTCTGTTGTGGTATTACAAAATGCTGGTTGGTATGTACTCATGCTTTTGCCTTTGGTATAAATTGCGGCTCATATTCTACTATTTCAAGCTCAAGGCTTTTTACATATTCAATTAACTTTATAAGCATTTCCTTTTCATCTATGCTTGTGTTGTCTAAAATAATATTAGAAACATCTAAGGCGTTAGCTATTTCTTTACATTTCATTATAACTTCAAAAGCATTAACATCGGTATGTCCAGTTCTTATTTCGTTAATCTTTTCCATTTTAAATATTCTGCACCTTCATATGGATTAAAAATTGTTGTTATCAGTCTGTTGTCGTCATCATCGTATTTTGGGTCAATAATTGTGACTGGGGCATTAAAAATGTTCTTGTCATCTAGTCCTAATTTATCTGCATATCCATCCATAATTTTAAAACTCGCTACTTGTAACGCATGTGAAATTAACCCTGATGCGGGGTCTTTTAAAACTTGATATCCAGAAACATGAGTATGTCCGCAAGTGAGTATGTGGTCTTTCCATCCCATCTGTGCAGCTTTTGCAACTCCATGTGCACTATTCCACATACTATGCCCTTTAAAAGTGTGTCTAGCATTTATTCTAACTTCTTTTCCGTTTGGAAATTTTAGATTTAACCTAGCACCCCATTTCTCATAAACTCCCTTATGGTCTCTCATTATGAAATCAAGAGGGTCACCATCACCTGACCAAACATCGTGATTACCTGCTATTAAATACAGCCAATTAACACTATTAACGAAGTGTTCAGTAAGTCTCCAACTTTCTTTTGCTGTTACTGATTGCTGTCCGTGTAAAAAAGATAATCTACCTATCCAGTTATTTTGAACATCGCCTAAATTTCCTGCAAACATACCTTCAGTTTTATTAATTAAATTACACAATTTATATATATCTGCGATATTTGTGCCGTCATCATCAATATGGGGGTCTCCGAAATGTAAAATACCAATAGCACCTTTGGTTTTTATATCAATATTAATTAGCCTTCTTGATTCTTTTCCTTTTACTTTCACTGCATATTTCTTTTTTCTATGCTCAATAAGCTCATCAATAGGTATATAATCCGGGTCAATGTCTTGTTTAACAAATTGAACTTTTTCAAGTATGCTTGGATTCACTGTTCTTTTACCGCAAGAATTACACATCCATTGTTGTCTTTTAGATTTAGCCCTATAAAGATATCCGTGCTTTCTGATGTTTCTACTTCCGCAATACCTGCAACCTATAATATTGCCATCGATATCTTGAACTAAAGAATCAGGCATATTTATTAACTATTTCTTTAAAATGCTTTTCTGAACCAGAGCCACCAGATGTGTTATAATATTTTTTCCAATATGAAGCCATGCTATCTAATGATTTCGGCAAAGACTTTGGCACTCTCCAGTAATGTAGCCTGCAAAATATAATGCCTATTCTAATGTTATATGTAAGCAACTCTCTCCAATCAGCTTCGTTAGGTTTGACAAAACGGCTTTTATCTATATAAGATATCTCTGCACATTTTTCTAATAGTTTGTCTCTGTATTGTAGATAATCATTACACATACTTACAGCGACCCAAGGCTCACACTGCCAGAAACCTCTAGCTATGTTTGAGCCACCTTTTTGCATCACATAACTATATTTACTTTCAACTAAGCCAGTATTATAAACAAGCATCATAGCATCGTGATTAGCGTATTTAGAACCCATCTTTTCAAGGGTAGACTTAATCACTGTTAGCATTTGCATTGAGTCAATCATTATTAGACACCTAATTTTTTAAAGAAAAATGTTTTTATCAATTTCCATAATGCTAATAATATTTTTTCCTCTGTTTTTTCATTTAACAAGGGTATATCTACGTCTTTATTTATCTCTTTAATAAGTTCATCTCTGTTTTCATCTGAGAATAAATCCTCAGCAAGAGTTCCCATTAGTCCTTTTAACATTATTTTCTCCTATTTGATATTGGTTATTATAAAAATTATTATTGCTAAACCACCTAAAGTAAAGTTTCTCCAATTCTCTAGCTTTCTAGTTCTGCCGTTTGACATTTTTAATTGTTCTTTAATGTCTGGTAGTTCTCTTTCTAAAATAGTTTCTATCCTTGCAAGTCTTTCTTTGACATGACTCCTGTAATCATCTATGCTTTCATAATCCATACTATTTGCCCTTTGTCTTACTTGGTGACCATTTAACCTTATTTGCCCACCATGCAGCACTTGATTTTCCTTTCGCAATGTTTTTCCTGTGACGAGATTTAAATGCTCTTCTTTGTGCAACTGTTTGATTAGTCCTAACCCCTTGTTGTCCAAATCTGATTAATTTAGTCATTGTTCTACCGCCTTTCTTAAATCTTGCAAGAACGACATGAGATTTAGTTTTATGCCTTGGTGTTCTTTTTGGTTTGTTATAACCAGATAAACCAAACCTTTTAAGTCTGGGGTCTTTAGCCACTAGTGTTTTCCACCATTAATTCTTCCAGATAAATAAGAAACCTTGTCAGACAAATCATCAACCTCTTTCATCAAAGATTCATGTCTACGATTACGCTCATTACTTTGCATTTCAGATTCTCTTTGGATTCTATCGACCAGTTTTAAAACTATTGACTGCGTGTTCGATAAAACCTCTGACATTCCTGAAGCGTTTTCTCTAATTGCTTCTAGTTCGCTATCTTGATGCTTTTGCGATTTAATAAGCGAGGTAATCATGAACCCAAATAAAAGCATACAACAACCAATTACACCTAATTCACCATATGCCTCTATTAAGGTTGTTGTATCCACTATTTAACCTTTACAGTTTCCCATTGAAAATGTAGCACACAGTAATTTTCACCATCAGTCACTTTTTCTTTGTACCAATGTTCCATTCCTCTTGTGTCCATTATCTCTACATACACTGTGTTTTCTATGCTTGGCATTTGATAACAACTCATTGCTGGTATAAGCAATAGGGATATTATAAGACGTATTAACAACTTCAAAATCTCCGTTCTTTAATTTTTTAATAATATTATTCACGTTCAACCACCTTATGGTCAATTATTTTATGTTTAACAATGTCAATGCGCCCATGAACATCAGAGTCTTTTAAACTTTCACACTCTTTCACATATGCTTCTTCTATCGTTTTAAATGAATCACTCTTTTTAATTATAGTATCACCATTCCGAAGAAAGTAGTCTTTACTATTTGGATATGTTAATGTAATAAAACTCCCATTAGCCAACCGAAGTTTTTTTATCATCCCTTTTTTATTATTAAAGTGAATTACTACATCATGGTCATAGGCACATCTAACTATCATTCTTTTGAGTCCTCCTTTTTTAAAGACTCTTGTAATAATTTTATAAAAGCTTCTTTGTTTACACTAAGTTGTTCTTGAATAAAGTTATTACTATTGATTTTTTCATCAAGGTTTTTTAAATGTAAGTACATTCTTTTTTGCTCATCATTAAAGTCTTTATTGACATCATATTCAACACCATTCAACGTTAATAAGACTGGCTTTTGATTTTCTTTTTTAGCCATTATTGACTCCTTGTTTAGTTAACAATTACAATCTTTGCATTTACAGCATTTACACATATTATGATTCCTTACTATCTTCATAAGCTTTCTTAACTGCATCAGTCCATAGTGCATTTGCTAATGCTTTTAATTCATCTGATTCAGCACTTACATCTGCATCTGGCATAAATGCTTTTCTATGATATGAAAATGATATTTCTTCACCATCTTCCTCAATAGATGTTTTACATCGTTCTTGAATACATTTATATTCTCCACGCACTTCATAATCGTATGTTTGTTTCTTTTCTAAAGCCATTGCTTACTCCTTATTGTCCATTCCAAGAATCCACTCGGAATAATTATGCCGTTCTATAAGAACCACCTATTAAAATTGAATTTTTATTTGAACCATCTACTGTTGAATTTTCATCAAGTGAGACATCTTCATCATTAACATCAGCCCTTTTATATAATGCTATATAAGTAACACTATTAATTATTCTAGCGCTAATTGGATTATTGTTTGATGCAAATCCGAAAGCACTCACAGAAACAGCAGTAACCACATTAGTTGTACTATCTGAAGTAAATGGTAATCCAGAAATTCTTAAATCGCCAGAACCACTACTGTTAGAATAAGCGTCAGTTCTAACAAAACATTGAAAGTGAACAACATTACCTACCTTAGTGTATCGCCCTATCTGTCTATCGTGAGTCCATGAAGCATCACCAGCAGTAGAAAGTGTAAAAGCTGGTGTAAAAGTGCCTTCTTCATAATCATCTAAAGCGTTTGCATTGCTGTTTGCAACTTGTGTAGCTGGAAATCTAATTGCACTTGCATAAACTTGAGCTTCTCCATCAGATGCACACAAAACAGAAGTCACATTTGAATCTCCAAGCACAACTGAATTGTCTCCACCACCTACTGCACCGCTACCAATTACTGTTTGATTTTGAGCGTCTGCACCACTTGGGTCAGCTCCATGACCTATAACCACACAATTATCGCCTGTAGTAATAACATCACCAGCATTTGTTCCCATTCCAACATTAAAATTTCCATTGGTCAAACTTTTTAATGCTTGATAACCTACACCAATGTTTGCGGTCGGAATATTAAGTGTAGTAGCTAAACCAGCTTGATAGCCAATCATAACATTCTTTGAAGGTGCTTGAGGATTTTTAAGCGCCTCAACCCCTATGGCTATATTGTATTGACCAGTTAAATTATCAGTCAGTGCATAAGCTCCTAAAGCAGTGTTATCATCACCCTCTGTTAAAGCTTCTAAACTATGACTACCTATTGCTGTATTATTCAAAGCTCCGTTCATAGCTCCACCCATTGAATTAGCTCCAATTCCAGTGTTATGTGAACAAGCTCCAGTAGTCCAATCGCCACCACCAGAATTACGACCCATAAATGTGTTATATGTATTTGCCAATCCAGCATCTTGATTCATAGAATTGTGACCAACGGCAGTGTTATAATCGCCAGTAGTAGTTTCCATTAAGCTTTGATAACCAATTGCTAGATTTTCTTGCCCACTCGTAAGGGCAGTTGCAGACCTACGACCTATAGCTACTAAGCCATTTACATCTGTGCTATTTACCGCAGTTCCACTATCACGACCAATTA